AACGACAAGAATCTTGGATAGAGAACTACTTTATGCAGACTACAGCCTATGCTCAAATGTATAAGGAGACTTTCGGAAAAGAGATTGAACAAATCGTTATTTTACTAGCATCCGAAGATGGTTCAGTACAAACATTTGTAAAGAATCCTAAAGATTACATGGAACCTTTGAAACAATGTATTGGTGCCTTTTATAAATATTACGAAGAATTAAACAAGGATAAAGTAAAAGTCTAAAGATGTATAAACTAGCACTTGTATTGGTTATATTTTTTACTAGTATATTAAATGCTAAAGATCATTATAACTTTTATTTTAACCAATATCCACTTATTTGTGGTCACCAAGATGAGGTAAACAAATATATAATTGAACATAAGTTTACAGCAGTTAATATAAGTATTGGTAGAGAAGGATCAAATGAAGATGGTCCAATAGTCTTTCTATTAACATATTACATTAACCAGATGAATCAAACTTTGGCAGTAGCCGAGTTACCTAATTCGCCTGAAAAGTGTATTTTATTTCACACTTTCAATTTAAGAATGAATGAAAGTTTAATTGGAAAAGACACTTGATTAACCGAGTTGCAACACGTGGCGATGGAGGGAGACTAAAGTCGCCACACTAAAAAGAAATGAATATTATGAATAGTAAAGAGTTTAGTTTAAATATAGAAAGTATGGTAAAATCAAAAAGAATATCCTATATGGAGGCAGTTCTTTTATATTGTGAAGAAAATGATATTGATCCATCAACAGCGAAACCATTGATATCAAAATCATTAAAAGAAAAGATTAAGTTAGAAGCAACAAACAAAAAGTTATTGAAATATCCTAAAGGTGGTATGTTGCCAGTATAATATGTATGATGGATTTGATGTATATAAAATTTATTTGGGAGTTAAGTTACACTTCACATCTAACAACTATGATTATACCAAATATGGAAAGGTTAAGTGCAAACTTGAAACGTTTACAAAAAGGAATGATCGATATTTCTTTCACAAGTTAAGCAAACAATATGGAGAAGATAATATACTTGATTTCTTTGTTGCTAACTTTGCTACAGATAGTAAAGGGTGGATTGGTAATCTTTTACAACAAGATGGTAGAGATGTTTACTTGGATTTTAAGAAACGTAAAGAGTCATTTGCCTACCATTTTAAATCAGATTGCGTATCTATCAGTGATGATATTGTTTCTCGTAATATTCGTTTTGATGATGTTTTTCTATGTAATAGCGGACAACATCCTAGGCTTTTACGATTACTACTTCAAAAGAAATTATCTACACAAACCGCAATCGTGCTTGACCACTTCTTATCGTTTGGTAAGAATTGGAATAAAGAAATTACCGAAAAAGTTGTATGGCCTAAAATCTCATCTACGATTACCAGATTAAAGCCTTTTATAAAGTTTAATGAGACTGAATGTAAAATGATTATGAAAGATGTATTTGTATAATGTTAGATAGATTTTGATACAACTTCTTTTCAAACCACACTTGACAATTTTGTCAAAATATGATATAATGAGTTTATGTTTGACCGAATAATATATAAAATATTAGACACTGTTATGAAATGGTGTGAACAGTACAAACAATACAGAATTTATAAGAACACACCTAAACCAAATAAAAAAGATTTAGAAAAGTGGTTGAGGAAGAGATAACTCTTATAAATAATAATGATTCCGATTAAACAGGAAACACAAATATAATAATACGAAAATACATACAAGGAGAAAATATAATGGATTTCGACACGTTAAAAAGCTCGTCAAGTAACTTTGACAAACTTACAAAAGCACTAGAGCAAAACCTTGCTCCCGAAGACCAATCAAATAAAAACAAATACCAAGACGACAGATATTGGAAACCAGAGATGGACAAAACAGGTAATGGTTATGCTGTTATCAGATTTTTACCATCGGTTGAGGGTGAAGATTTACCTTGGCAGAGAGTTTGGTCTCATGCTTTCCAAGACAAAGGTGGTTGGTATATTGAGAACTCATTAACAACATTATCTCAAAAAGATCCTGTTAGTGAAGAAAACACAAGACTATGGAATACTGGTGTTGATAGTGATAAAGAAATTGCTCGTAAGAGAAAAAGAAAATTATCATATCATGCTAATATCCTAGTAGTAAGTGATCCAAAGCATCCAGAGAATGAGGGTCAAGTAAGATTATACAAATTTGGTAAAAAGATATTTGATAAGATTACTGAAGCAATGCAACCCGCATTTGATGATGAAAGTCCAATCAATCCATTTGATTTTTGGAAAGGTGCTAACTTTAAACTAAAAATCAGAAAAGTTGATGGTTATTGGAACTACGACAAGTCTGAATTTGAAGGCATAACAGCAGTTGCTGATAATGATGACAAGATTAAAGAAATCTGGTCTAAAGAACATGCCCTAAAAGCTTTTGTTGACCCTAGTAATTTTAAATCGTATGAGGAACTCAAAGAGAAACTTCATAGAGTAATTACGGGTGACAGAAACGCTAGCACTATTGAGAATGTGAAGCTCCCGCCTCAATCTAATAGTACAGCGAAAAGTGATCCGGTTAAGTCTCAACCCGAGTCAAGTGATGATGACGATACGTTGTCTTATTTTAGTAAATTGGCAGAGGAAGAGTAAGTCTCTCTCTTAATTAACTGATACTTTAAGGGGTAGCGAGAAATCGCTACCTCTTTTTTAATTTTAGGTGTATAAATATAGACATGGCACATATACTCGATCCTCTAGTAAATAAACAAGGTGGTATAAAGAAATCAGCAAATTGGTATAGAACTAATGTTCAATCAATGGCCGATAATATCACTGCTAGAAAGTTAATGAATTCAGGTAAGTTGAACAACAGACCTAGTCTTGGTCGTTTAAATATGTTCTTCTATGACCCTAAAGGTAAGAAGACATTACCTTATTACGATACGTTTCCTTTAGTATTACCTTTAGAGCCAATCAAAGGTGGTTTTATGGGTATGAACTTTCATTATTTACCATCACTATTGAGATTTAGATTATTAGAGAGAATGCAAAAGTTTGCTGATGGTGGCCTGAATGAGAAAACAAAGATTAATGCCAACTATGATGATGTAAAGAGTATTAGTTTAGTCAGACCAACAATAAAGAAATATTTGTATGGTCATGTAAGATCAAGATTTTTAAGAATAGACTTTGATGAAGCAGCTTTAGCTGTTTATCTTCCTGTTCAACAGTTTAGAAAAGCTGGCACAACAAGAGTTTATTCAGACAGTAGGAGTATGATTTAATGAAAACAATTAGAAAAATTATAGCAAAATTATTTGGCATAAAACAATGTCAATGTAAAGGTAAGTAATATGGCAATCCTCAGAGGCGGAACTAGAATATTTGGACAAGACATAAGAATAGGTCTTCCTAGAGATAACACTTTGACAAGAGGTGGTATTTTAAAAAGAGCTTCTGAACTTCCAGGTAAAAGTATTGGTGCTAGTGAAAATACAATAGGTAGATTTGTAGCAGGTATAGGACAAGGTGAGGGTTTTGCTAGACAAACAAGATTTTTAGTTAGGTTCAATATGCCAAACAAATTAAAATTAAATCAACAACAATATCACCCAGCTGAAGGATTTGATACTTCTCAACAAGGTATAAATGATGTAGGTGGCCAAGAGTTGGCTAGAAATGTTGGTATGATGTGTAATCAAATTGATATGCCATCTAGGGACATCAATACTAAAGATCATATAACATATGGACCAAAGAGACAAATGCCTTATGCTTATTCTTTTAGTGGTAAAGTTAATCTATCAGTTTTTGGTGATAAGTTTTTAAGACAAAGAATATTCTTTGAAACTTGGCAGAAAATGATTTTTGATAGAAACTCACATGACATGCATTATTATGATGAATACACAGGTTCTGTAGATATATTTCAGTTAGGTTCATTTGACGCCGAGAACGATAGAGACAGAGTTACATATGCTGTTAGATTAAATGAATGTTATCCTGAAACAATTGGTAGTTATGGATATAATTATGGATCACAAAATGAAATTGTAAATTTACCAATAACACTGAATTTTAGAGATTGGAGAAATTTAGGTATAGACCAAGTAAATAATTTCTCTGTTGGTGCCTCATTTGGCACATTACCAGAGATAAAACCTGCTGCTGGTTTCGGAGGACTATTTGGTGGTATTCTAAATAGATTGCCGCCTGAATTGAAAAGAGCAGGTCAACAAGTTATCAATACGGCAAGAAGAAACTTACCGATTGGTAGAGCAACCGGTGGAAGAGTATTTCCACCATTTTTATAATTAATATAACAAAAGGAATATAATGGCATTACCGATATTAGAAACACAATCGTTTGATTTGACTTTGCCATCTGCTGACATTAAAGTAAAGTTTAGACCCTTTCTTGTAAAAGAAGAAAAGATTTTATTACAAGCTTTAGAGTCCGAAGATCAAAAACAAGTAGTAAATGCACTAAAAGAAATAGTCGCTGCTTGTACTTTTGGTTCTTTAAATGTAGATGACTTACCTACCTTTGATTTGGAATACATATTTTTAAACATTAGAGCTAAATCAGTTGGTGAAGTTGCTAAATTAAAAGTTTTATGTCCAGATGATAAGACAACTTACACTGACATAGAAGTTGATTTAACAAAGATAGAAGTACAAGTTGATGATAGTCACACAAATAATATTGTGGTAGATGAAGAAAAGAAAATAGGTATTATTATGAAATATCCAACATTAAGTGCTGTAGATCCGTCAATGGACTTTACAAAAGAGCAGACTAATAAGATATTCGATTTAATAGCTAATTCAATCTATCAAATATATGAGGGTGAGAAGATTTATAACACAACAGATTATACGAAAGAGGAACTTAATAAATTCATAGAGAGTTTATCAACAAAAGCATTTAGTGCTATACAAAACTTTTACACTACTATGCCTAAACTGATACACGAAGTTGAAGTTGAGAATCCTAAAACAAAAGTGACAAGTAAGGTAACATTGCAAGGACTGACCGATTTTTTCGGATAGCCCTCTCACACGATAGTTTAGAAAACTATTTTAGTGTAAATTTTGCTTTGATGCAACACCACAAGTATTCTTTAACCGAGTTAGAGAATATGTTACCTTGGGAGAGGGAGGTATATGTTAACTTACTGACACAGTATATAAAAGAAGAAAACGAAAAGAATAAGAGAGAGGGAAACTAATGATAGAACAAGGAAAACAAACAATTAAGAATGTATGGTGGTTCTTTAAAGAAGAATTACCACAGTTTTTATCAAATTGGAGAACTGTTCCAAGAGTTATGATGGCTCTATACGGACTAGTATTCTATAACACTATGACATGGTTCATGGCACTAGAGAATCCTAACAACGCACAAGCAGGTTTTGTATCTGTTGTTGTTGGTGCTGGCGCTGCCTGGTTTGGACTATATGTTAATGGTAGATCAAGTAAGATTCAAAAGAAATAAATAGATAATATGGCTGAACTAGTATTACCATCAGGAGCAATAAAGATTATTCAATCACAACAACAGTTGGTTGGTGGTGCTATTGCTGGTAGTGCAGGTGCTGTTGGTGGCAATGGTGCCAATCCAGATATAGATGTTTTAAAAGAAATAAAAGAATTAGCATTTAAGTCTTTTAAAAAGACAACTCAAATAGCAAAAACATTAGCTGATTCTTTAGCATTTGAGAAAAATCAAACTAGAAGAAAGAACGATCAATCTGCCGAGTTATCAAAAGAAAGTGGTGGTGGTGGTGGCGCTGTTGGTGGTTTTATAGGTCCTGAACAACCTGAAAATAAAAAAGGTGGATTACAAGGAATAGGTTTTGCTTTAGGCGCTGCTGTAGCACCTCTTATGAATTTCATAGGAAAGATAGGTATGTTATTTAAAGGTCTATTCGCAAGTAAAATATTCTCACCATTAGCGAAACTCTTTTCTAAAGGCGGATCTTTCTTTAGATTTTTAGGACCATTAGGACCGATAGGTTTAATTGCTGGTGGTTTATTTCTATTATTTAAATATTCAGATGAAATAATAAAGGCGTTAACGCCTGCTATAGATAAGATTAAAAAGATGGCACAAGATAGTGCTCCAATGATAGAAGCATTTAAAAATGGTTTTGATTGGTTATTTAAAAATATTATTGGTGGTATAGGTAGAGTTATTGAAGGTATAATAGACATCATTGGTCCATTGATTACTGGTCTTGGAAAAATAGTGACAGGAGATATAATGGGTGGATTAAAAGACTTAGGACAAAGTTTGTTAAATCTTGTAACATTGCCTACTAAATTACTTCTTGAATTTTTTGATCCAGCAATACAGGTGATTAAGCAAATAGGTGAAAGTCTATTATCTTTTATCACTGGAATACCAGAATACATTTCAACTGCCTTTACAAATATGATTAGTGAAATGAAAACAAATTTTGCAAACAATACTGACGCTATCAAATCAAGTATAATGGGTATCTTTGCACCTATTTCAGATTTCTTTAGTG